TGCAATTGGCTGATGGATGTGGGCCTTCCTTTTAATTGCGTCTGGTCGTGCCCCAGACAGTGCAGAATGGTCATCCCCTTCCACACGCTTACCCATAATGAACAGAACTATGGAGTAATGTCCGATAATTACCTTGAGGGCCCATTGCTTGTTGGCAGTACTCCATTCTAGAGATGGGTTGATGGCTGGGAGACCAGGGATTACTGCGGCAGGAGCCATCCGAGCCACAATGTCTGTGGTTTTGGCTTCATCCTGTGCTTCTAATGCTTCTTTGAACTCCTGATATAGGTCTGTGATGGCCTTAACTTGGGCATCAGTGAGTTGGGAGATGGTGAAGACGTTTGCTGATAGTTTTGACTGGAAGCCAGGAAACAGTGCAACGGTATAAACCGCCACGTATGCCTTCCAGGCATTGAGGGAGGTACTCTCAGATGTCCCACTACACATAATCATGAACAAGAAGGCCCGTCGGGTATCGTCAGAAGCAGCGGGAGGAAGAACAGGAACAACAATCTTCTCAACAAGGCCAATGGCCATCAAACCCCCTTTCCTGGCTTTAGGCTGAACAGCCGAGGCGGTGAAGACACCGGATTTAAGTATGGCCTCCATATCTTGATCTTCGGGATAAGTCTTATTGCTGACGATCGTGCAGTCTGGTAATGTCGTCTGGTGTTTGGGGATCTCAACAGGGAATATCAGTTTGTTAAAATGAGATCTGGTGATTTCAAATTAGTCATGTTGGAATCGGGGAAGTGACTTGCCTATAGAGCCATTCTATCAGAGGGTCATTCAATCTCGTCCTGAAGAATCTTGGACTTGACTTCACCCCGGATGTTTTGGCCTCCGGTCTTGGAGTCAGCCGGAGGAGCTTGAATAGTAACTCTGGATAGGCCTCTCTTGTCCTTTGTTAGGGAATCGGCCGTTTTGGTTGGCTGTCTGGCAGGTAGCTTCGGAGCATGGGCCCCTAGTTCCAAGACAGCAGCTGTCAGAGACGCAACATCTCTATTGAGTGATGTCAAGGATATCTGGAGAGATGTATTGCTCTTCTTGAGCATTTCTACTTCTTCACGGGTCTTGGCCAGCTCTCCGGACAAGTCACTGACTGTGTCACTCAACGTGGAGGTTATTGTATTGATTTCTTCTATCTCAGCCGAGGACAGTACCTCTGCACCTGGCGGAGGTAGCACGCTTGAGGGTTCCTCTGTGTCAGCCAGAGGAACACCACCGGCCCTCTCCCGCGATGCAACCGACGATCTGGTGTCCGGACGAAGAAGAGGTGCCTTTTTGGCGCCTCCCTGTCCTTGGGCCCACAGTCTCTGTTTTTCCTTCCATGCAGCTTTCTTTCGCTCTTTAGCGTTGGTGCCTTTGACTCCCGTGTTTCCGCTGTCCTGCTCGGGCTTTGACTTACCACTGTCGGTCCCTAACTTCAGGGCTAGGTCTGCTGCTTGGGCTGCCATAGTCTCGACATCAATCTCGGGCAAGGCTGAGAAGGCCAATCCCAATGCAGAGTCCGTTGGGGGAGGAGCGGACATGGTACGAGATAGCCCAAGGAGGGATACCAAGCGAACGGTTGATTAGGTATTTGGTTAAG